ATGTTGCCGAGCCTACCGTTGGCATAAGCGCGCCTATGACGCTGCTTATACCTATGTCTTGATCTGTTTGTCCAGATGCAACAGCCATGCCAGCGCCGGTCGCAGCGCCCGCTGTACCGCGGAGGGCTATATCCACTACACGATCAATAAGTTTTGGTGCGTTAGCCAGACCTTCTTTGACGGCTGCCCGCGTTGGCAACAGACCTGTCTTAAATCCGCTAGACCCCAGCGCGGTTGCTATGGCCGCGCCGGCCTTTGTACCTTGAGGGATAAGTTTTGCCGCCGCTCCGGGGAGCAGTGCGGTTCCAAGAACATCACCTGTAATTTTACCCGCAGTAGTTGTCATGGGGAAGCGTTGCTGCGACTCGCGTAAACGGAACGTCCCGCGTTCGCGCTGACCTTTGTCACCGCCTGCGCCGATAAGGTCTAGCCCTAACCTAATGGGTGTCGTGACGCCTTCAACTAATCCACCAAAAAAGCTTTCGACTTGGCCGGGGGCTTTATAAAATTGATCTGGCGTTAGCTTGTTCAACCGCGTTACTTCGCGCTGGTACGTTTGCACAGCCGACTTGTTATTGGTGCGCTTTGCATCCGCAAGGCGACCCGCTGCGTCTTTCTTAGCTGTAGCTAACGCTTGCTGCGCTTTTGTAGGCGCTTTAGGCGCAGCCGGCGGCGCTGCGCGCAGACGCTTGATCTCGCCGGCAATTGCTTTTGCGCCTCTTGTGTCGCCCGCGCGGTGTGCCTTAACGAGAGCGGCTTCTAACTGCTGTGTACGAGTCATGCTTACAATCCATACATTTTAGCGATGTCGGCAGGTATACTACTCTTTGTCGGCGTCGCGCGCTTAGGCGGCTGCGCTTTTGTCTTGGCAGCGCCGCCTTCGTTTAGCTTGATGCCGTTCTGTTTAGCGAAATTGCGGATAGTTCTTAGCCGGGTTTCGTAAGTGGAGTCAGCGCCGCCTACACCGCGTAAAAACAGCTTTTGTTCTGCTACTGCGTTCAGCGTACCAGAGGTACCTTCTTGAATAATCTGGCGCAAAAGTTGAGCCGCGTTTGCTTCAATATTATCTACGCTTGTTTTTTGGGCTGTACCGCCCGGCACATACGTGCGGTCACGCCGAAGTTCTGTCGCCCGATTTGCAATGTAGCTTTGCTTTTCTGAAACAAGATGGCCTTTTCTTTCTGCTTCTACGACTGCGTCGTACAAATCTTGGACCGCAAGATCGCGCGCTTTTATTTTCTCTGGTGAAATATCACCCTTTGCAGGCTTGCCGGGGAGTATCTTTGTAAGCCCGCCGGGCGCTGCGTTTGATCCGCCGCTGGCCGGAGCAGCACCACCGCCGCCGGGTATCTGCGCGACGTAGTTTTGTGTTTCGCGGGGGACATGGTTGATCCATCCGTTAGGGCCGCCTTTAGCTATTGCACGGCGCACTGCGCCGGGGCCTGCATTGTACGCAGCAGCAGCCTTACGCTCGTCGCCGCCGAAGTCGCGCAACTGCTTATTAAAATAGGCTTCGCCAAGCGCAAGATTGTACGCTTCATCATTTTTAAGGCGGGCTGGGTCATACGGAAGACCAGCCAACTTAGCCGCTTCAGGCGCTGTAGCAGGCATAATTTGAGCAATACCAATGGCACCCTTTGGCGAAGTAAGCGGTGCGCCAAACTTATCAAATTGCTTACCGCGCGATTCCATACCTATCATTATTTTAAATGTTTCTTTGCCCGTACCGGGCGAGCCGGCAGGCGGCGGCGTTCCAACGGCGGGCGCTGGCGTGCCAAAGCTACCGCCAGTTTGTTTAGGCACGGTATAAGTGGCGCCGTCAGCGCCTTTGATAATTTGCATACCGTCAGCAACTTGAAAACGTGAGCCGGGGACTTCAACTGCATCGCCGCCAAAATCTGATATAGCAAGTATGCGTTCTTCAGTGCCAGTGTTTTGCGTCTTAAGCTGTACCTTATAGCGTTTGTCAGCCTCAAGCGTGCTAATGCCAGTCTTTTTCTTCCATGCTTCAAACATCGCAGGGTCGCGCGGCATGGACGCTACGGCTTCTTGTAGTGAGCCTTGAAACATTTCATCTTGAAACTGAGGCTGGCGGGCAATGCGCCCTGCCAATTCCACTACTTGATCAGGCCCGTCGGCAACAGACAGCGCAGTACGAACAAAGTTATTAAATTCCATAGCCGTCTTAAGCATAGCGGATGTAGCTTTAGACCCTGCTTCGGATAACGCTGGGCCTTGCAAATCTACTGCGCGCGCTTCCTCGGCTGCGTCAAAGTCCATCTTCTGCTGCGCCTGCGCTGCTTGACGCCTAGATGTTTCGTTCTGCTGCGCCAAATTCATCATAGTCGCGTACTGCGATGTCATCTTTGACGGATCAGGAAGCTGCGGATTGCGCGTCTGAAGGGCTATCATTTGGTTTGCCATGTGGTTACACCTTTACGTGTCAAATTGTTGCGTAGGGGTTATACGCAAAAGGATTATATCCCTGCATAACCATTGTAGGTGCCGCCGCCGTGGAGGTGCGCGTGGTATTAGGGCTGTTGTTGTTATAGTAATTCATCATGGCGTTGTTCATAGGCGCGTTAGCGAAATAGCCGCCTATCTGGCCTAGCGCGCTGTTAATCGCGTTAGCCTGCCCAACGTAACCAGACGCACGGGCTGCCCCAGCGTTCATCGCGCCTGTCGCTTGAGCGTTGCCGATATTGTACGCGCTTTGCGAACCAGCGTTTGCCAAGTTCATAGCACCGCCTGAAACGGCATTTGCTACGTTGTACGCATTTTGTGCAGTGTTCTGGCCTCGGTCCAGCGTAAGACCAGCTACGTTGCCGTAATACGCCGCATCGTTTGCTCTAGTTGCTGCGTTCTGGTTCATAAGATTTTGAGTTGTTGCATCAGCGCGACCCAAAGCAGTTCCGGCTGTTGCTTGGCCAAGGCCCAAAGCGTTTGCCGATGTTGTCGCGCCGCGATTCATAGCAATACCGCCAGTTGTCGCGCCGCGATTGACGGCAAGACTGCCAAGTGCGGACCCACGATTGACAGCAAGATTGCCGATTCCAATCCCGCGATTGATAGCAAGATTGCCCGTTGTGGTCCCACGCCCTATAGAGTTTGCGGATGTCGCCTGCGCCCGCGCCAAAGCGTTTGCCGCGCTGTTTGAGCCAAGCTGGCCTGCAAAGCCGCTCATGTTGTTTGACGCTGCTTGGCCCATAGATGACAACCCGCCAAGCGTATCAAGGCGCGCGCCGCGTTCAACCTGATAGCGGTTAAACGCGTTGTTAAATTCTTGGCTGGCTAAGTCTTGACCGAACCGCTGAATATTTTTTAGTGCGCCGCCAGACAATGCGCCGCCGCGCGCAGATGCTGAACGCTCTAGCCCCTTTAATCCTTCTGATTGGCGGAAAGCATATCCGGGGTCTTGCTCAAACTGGTCTGTACCAAAAGCCTTAGCGTACTGGCCGTAATTAGCCGCGTTTGTATCGCCGCGCAGCCCCATAAGCTGCATAATTTGATCACGAGCAAGCCCCCCGTCATCAATAAATGGTTGCTGAAATTCGCCCTGCCGCTGGTATGCTTTTTCGTAATCACCTTGAGCAGTGGTATACCCCAATTCTGCGGCGGCTTGAGCCTCGTCAAAGCCTCTGTTGGCATCAATTAGGGCGGTGTCATACCCCCTATTAAGACCGGACATGGCGGCGCCGTAGCCCGCACTAACATCGCCTCGTGCGGTGTCGAAACCTCTATTGGCGTCGGCTAGTGCGGTGCTGTAACCCAAATCACTAGCCGCCTGCGCGTTGGCAAACGAAGTATTGTATGCGCCTTGAGCGTCGGTGAAGCCTCTATCCGCGGCTGCTTGCGCGCCAGTGAACGCCCGTTCGTCTGCGCCGCGCGTTTCGGTGTAGCGCAGGCGCTCTAAATTTTGCGCCTGAAAATTTGCTTCACTCTGCGCCTGCTGTGCTATGGCTGCCGCTTCCTTTGCCGCTGCAACGGCTTCAGCCGTGCCAGTACGCTGCGCTTCTAGCGCCAGCGCCGCTGCGCGCTCCTGCGATGCTGCCGCAGTGTTAGCTGCTTTTACTTGCGCTTTGGCAGCTTTGCTAGACGCATTAGCAGATACTGCGCCGCCGACAACTGCCGTCCCGACTATTGCTGCTACAACCATGTTATTCCCCGATCCATTTGCTGTAATATGTCTCTACAGGTTCCATTTTTAAAAACTCAAATAGACGTGAAGCGTCCTTGTGAAATTTAGAACCATAAAACATACGATGCACGCCTCTCCTTTTAGCCTCTTTTTCAACTAAACGAAAGAGTTTTACACCACTAAATCCACCACGCACATCCGGATGCGTCCAAAAGATGTCCATTGTCAGCGTCAGGCACGTTTGGTAGTGTAGCCCCGGCGCAATAAAACCTATAAAATATCCCACTAAACGGCCAGTTTCGCGCAGCGTCACCACTATCACTTGGCCTGCGTCATCGCGGGCGTTGTAGATGTCGTACTGCGGATCAAGCGGAACTTTATCTTTGTTGAGGGCCAATTCTTCCCAATGCAGAGGCAACAACGGTTGCGCTTCTTGGATAAACGGACCCCAATCTTCGACTTGTGCTGTTATCATTATGCGCTCCTGATGTCTACAATGCAGACTATCCTATCATCTGCGCTGTTATTTACAACAGAATGTGTTACACGATTATTGATCCACCATATTTCGCCGCCGCGAAAGTTAACTGTTTCGTCGCCGCTGTGAAACAGCGCGCCGGGCAAAGACTGAAGTGCAATCTGGTAGCGGATGTAAAACTCTGCTGGAGCGCCGCCGTCAACGTGGGGTGTAATCTCACCGCCCGGCGGCAGCTTGGTAATGATGCAGCGGCCAAGCTGAACGCCGTTGACGCGGTGGATCAGGTCTAGCACCATGCGGCGCAGCGACGGTAGCCGCATCCACGCAGGATACTCAACCGTCTGGATGTCATTAACAACCGCATCAGGCGTGTCAGGGATTGCGTTAAACCACAGCCAAATGTCGCTGACGTCTGCATGGGCGGTATCAGGATGGCTGGTGCGAAGTGTATTCTGGTCCCACAACTCTGGCTGCGTGACTAACTCCCGTAAGACAGAAGATGTATTTAGCCCTTCAGCAATGCGTAGGAAATTCTGCATTAGCTAATCTCGCGCCCAGACGCCCGCAAGTTGACTGCCGCTGCCGCGGACGCAAGCGTAGAGACAAACCCGTCGGATGGCAGGATGTGACCTACGATTTCTGGAAAGGTGTAAGTCTCGCCGGGTTGCAGCGTCCGCGTCTTGACGATCAGGTTGCTGTTACCCGTGGCTTCGCTAACCGCTGCCAAGTTGACGCTTACATCGACCATGCCGCTGCTGAAGTTGGTAGCTGTGAACTTGTCAATGATAGTCGTGACGCCAGCCGCCACATACTGCGTGGTCTGGGCGTTTTCCATATTCTTAGCGGGAATGATGTTTGCTGCAATAATTGGCATGAGCCTATCCTATCAGGTTACGTTGCCGGTGACGTAGAAAGTTTCAGTGCCGACGCACAGCACGTTAGCGACGCCGTAGGCAGCAATGGTGCGGCTGCCTGTGGTTGCAGTGCCGCCAAGCCGTAGCGTCGTTCCAGCGCCCTGTGAGAGCGTCACGGTGCTGGCGCTGCTGTTGACAACAAGAAACTCGTTACCGGCCACAAACACGCCCGACGGGACTGTGGTGGTAGCGGAAACAAACAGATGCTTTCCGATGTCGGAAGCGGCAGCAGTAGTGTTGAGGCTTTGCGGGATGCTGCGGTAGCCAATAGTAAACCCTGTACCGAGGCTGTCATTGACGGTTGACGCCGAAGCCAAACCTGTGATGGTCTTGTTTGTCAACGTTTGGGTGGCTGTCAGATAGACGCCGTTTGTCACAGTGCCAGCGTTACCCGATATGTCGCCAGTGATGGTGGATGTTGTAATTGTAACGCCGCTGATCGTACCGCCGGTGATAGCCACGTTGTTGGAGTTCTGGCTGGCAACGGTGCCGTAGGTCGCAATGTTGTCAACGGTCCATTGCAACACGTTGGTAGAAGTTTCCAAGACTACTTTGTAGCTGGACGCAGTAGAGAACCACAGGTTACATTCGCCGCGGGAGTCCAGAATAACTGGATTGGTGTTGGGTGTAGCCCCCGACGCATCAGTGTATGTCTGCAACGGCGTTGATGTACCGGCTGCATAGGTATAGACCTTGCCGCCGACCAACGGAGTACCGTTAGCATCGAAGAATTGTGCTTTAGGTTGTTGAGCAAGAACAGTCATAGCTAAGCCTCAATTAAAGTTATCAGTAACCGTCAGGATAATGGACGGAATTGCGGGGACAGGGGCAGCAGCGCCCACTGCAATAATTTGACAAGCTGTATCATCAGTAGAAAAAACCAGTTCAAAATAATCGCCTGCGTTTAAATCTACCACATAATTCCATGCGGCGACAACTGCTGCGTCGCTTCCGGCTAAAGTTACTTTTCCAGCAGAGTTTGCCGCATTAACACCATTGACACTATACCATATGTAAACGTGATCGGCGCTGGCAGATGATTTGTTAAGCTGCGCGGAAAACTGAAAGTTGTAAGTGCCTATGCGGTCTACATAAATGCGCGATGTAGGTGTGCCAATGTAAACGCCATCAGTTATGTCTGTGGTGTTAAACGTAATTGGATATGCTGTATTGACAACTGCGGCGGTTTGCGTGGTCGTGTCAAAGAACACGCCGTGGCGTTTATCTTCAAGCTGCGGCGTGTACAGCGGGGCCAAGTCTTGCCCCATAGACGAACTTGCTGCCGAGTTAGCTTGACCACCGCCAGTTATAGTAAAAAGGTTAAACAGATACCTATACCACTCGCGCGTCATTATGCCGCTTGATACATTAATAACCGGCACACGCGACGCGGGAATACGGGTGAGTTGAGTGTTAGGCATTTGTGCCGCTCAGTTGCAATTCAGCGCCGGTCAAGTAAATACGGACAGGATCACTGCCAGACACTTCGTAGACGCGGTCGCGCAGCTTTAGCGTCATGCCAAGCCGGCGCCATATGACGCGGGTGCCTGTTGCGCCGATTGGACCCATAGACGCCCAATGTTCGTTGGACCATGTATGGCCGCCATCGTCGGACCAGCGGAGCATGGCCTGCGGATCGTCGCCTTGGCCGTCGTTCAAGCCAACGCCTGTCTCGCACTCAAGCTGCAAGCTATGGTTTGCTGTACGTGTGAGATTGTTTTGGCCTGTCGGCAGCGCGCGCCACGACCGCAACCAACGCTGCGCTATATTGTTGTCTTCAAAAACATTTAGTTCAAACGTGTAGATGTTGCCGTTAGCGTAGTCACCTACGATGATATTGCCTTGAAAGTTACACTGGCAGTTGCTGCGATGGCGTGAGAATGCACCGCTAACGCCAGAAGGTGTAAGCGGCAACGCTATGTAGAATGCGCCGTCATAAAACGCTTCGCCGTAAAACGCACCTTCACCCGGCGCAATGGCAGAGTAAGACGACCGCTGGTGCCATGCGCCAGTGGCGGCGTCATACACCCACGTTTCATCTGCGGAAGGAAACGACAGGACGTAGAACGCATGGCCGTCCTGCTGGTAGGTGTAGCCTATAGCGTCGCTCATGGTTAGGTAGTTTTGGATTTGCCATTCAATTGCGTGCGTTGATATGCGCTGCGCGCTATAGCCAGACGCACGATAAATGATGCCTTGGCCGCGCGCGTCAGCGCCCAACCAGAACACAGTGTTGTCCATTTTAGCGATAGACGCTGGTGCCGCGCAACCGATTTCGTTGAACGCACCTTGGATTGGTGACAGCGGGAAATCTATACCACCAGAGTTGTACCACACTTCTGTCGAGTCGGTGCCAAACACCCAACATTCGCGGTGATCTACCAACAGGCCCACAACGCCGTCAGGGCTACCTTCGGCGCTGGCAAACTCCAACGGGTCAACTTCAAAACCGTCGTAAATTTGCGTTACCCAAATTCGCTGACTATCTGGTTCGTTAAACACAAAATAGCCATCTAAGTACGCAACAGTAGCCGCGCCCGGAAAGTCAGGGTCGGTGATTTGCGTAAACGTGTTGGTTGACTCAGTGTAAATGTATGCGTCAGGATTGCAGGCAAAGAAAATCTGCAAACCGTTGTCAGCAATAGATACAGGGCCGGTGCCAGTTACGTCGCCCAGTTTAACAGGTGTTCCGGTCAGGCTGGACAGTTTGTAGACTTCAAACCCTGATACAACGTAGAAATCAGTGCCTTGCGTTTGGTGCGCCCACAGCCCGCGGATCGGGCCATCGCCAATAGTTTGCTGAAACTGCAAGCCGGGGCAACGCTGGATAAACGCAGGCTCTATGCCGCCTTCTGGCACCACTTCTGGGAACAAGTTTATCATGCGCGCGTTGGCAGCGTTTATTGAACGGGCCACATACGCGCTGCCCAGTATGGGCGTCTTCATTAGTAGTTTCCTGCAAAAATGTTATACCGCTGGCGCGATGCAATAAGGCTGTATGGCATCGACATGATGTCATCAGGATTGTTGATGCGCTTCAGGTTGCGCTTGGAATACATAGCTATGCGCTGAACTTGTGGCGACGGTTCTTCGCCAAACTCAGGTGCTAGTTCGCACGCTAGGTTATAGCGGAACGCACGCAGATAACCGGGCGGGAACGAAAGGACTGTGTCAAGCGTTGCTGGCTGTGTCAGTTCTTCAACCGAAATGAAATGCCATTCTAAGTCGCGCGTGGGGCGCGGGTAGATAAACATTTCAATGTCAGGATACGTCATGTTGGTAAAGATAACTTGCGGGAACGTAGAGGACACGGTCTTGACCGCGATGCCATCATACTGCTGCTGGTTAATCATTTTAATGCCGTAGCTAACGCCACTGCTAGGGTCTTTGAAATATGTAGCGTCATCCAGCAAGATAGGACGGTTGCCAACAAAGTCGCCGGTTGGCCCAAGCGTGCGGCTAAGTACGCCAGAAGGCCATGTGAAGACTTGGTCTTGTGTCGAGAAGACAGCGAGGCGCTCAGTGTTCCAGCTATCAATCATCTGGTTCATGGCGCGCAGTGCGTCCTGCGACGTTTCAGCCGATGGAGTTTCGCCTTCTGCCAGAACACCTAGAAGTCTAAGCGAACCGTTGATTGTTTCACCAGCCGTAGCCATGCCAAAATCCCCATAAAATTTTTAAAAATGGACGGCCCGAAAGCCGTCCAAATTATTTACGAACAGTGAATGATAGCAAAGTTAATTACTATTGCTTCTGACAGCGTACCGCCAGAAATGTTACGTAGTGTGATGCTGACAGTGCCTGCGCCCAAAGAGTTTGCAAACACGTTGTATGATCCAGCGGTTGCTTGACCACCAGCGATAGTCAGAATAACAGTGTCATTTGCAGAAATGAAGCTGTTAGTCAGCGTGAACGTAGCGTTAGTGGCAGTAGCCAAAGACGCGTTGTTCATCGTAATAACGCCTGCTGGCTTGTTCAGTGTAACGCCAGTAGACTTGCTGGTAGCCTGCGTAACGGTGCCTTGACCAGCGGCGGTGTAACCGATTTGCTCATCAGCCAAGATAAATTGTGCGCCAATAATATCTTGGTCGAGGAAAGCAACACCAATAGATTTGTTGTTAGCCATTAGTTTTCTCCTGAAAAGGATGCCCCGGCATAAAGCCGGGGCAAACTTATTAGCCAGCGATGCGGTACAGATTGTACGTAGTGTCGCTTGTCTTGACAGCGCGGAACAGTACGCTCTTAGAAGCAACGCCTGCGCCTGAACCAACCAAGGTCCAGCCGGTGCCTACTACGATAGTAGGAACGCCAGTGCTGGTAGCAACCAAAGCAATATCAAATGCTGAGTTTGTCTTTGCGCTGCTGATGGTTGCATTAACAATAGCAACCGTAGGGAGTGTAAGGTCGGCTGCACTTGCAGAAGTGTAGACAACCAGACCACCGCCCAAATCGGCAGCAGTTAGGGTAGCTGCTACGGTGTATGCAGTAGCAACAGGGGACGTGGTCAGGTTAACTTCGGTGAGGTTGCCGTCACCGAGTTGATAGCCGCCAGCGCCATTAGGTAAAGTAGGCATATTAAAAATCCTTTAAGATAGTTGGCCCCCGGCGAACCGAGGGCCGGTATTAAATTAACCCCACATCCGAACAGCCATCTGTGGACGGATTGTGCTGTAACCGTACAGAACGTCAATACGGCAAGGCATACGGTCGTTGTTGATGTCGTACTGACGAACAACGCGCAAGCTGATGCCGTTATGCACCTGACGCGAAGCCATATCTACACCCTGTGGGAGCAGAAGATCGGCGGTTGCGAAGGTGATAGCGTCCTTGTGGTATACAAGGTTCTGCGGATATGCCGTTGAAGCCGTACCAACAAAGATAATGGCCGCAGCGTTAGCGGGTAGTGTGTTGACGGTAGCAAGCGCCTGTGTAGCCGAATAGATCGGTGCAACAGTAATGTTACCTGCGCCGGCGCCACTAAGTGTGACATCAGCCAAAGCAACAAACTGGAACAACGAACCCGTGCTTTCACGCGTCTGTGGGTTGACACCGAAGCAGCTTGCTACAGTGAAAACGTCGCCAGCCTTAACCGTTGTTGATGCGCCAGCGCCGGTGATGGCGATGGTGGTTGCACCTTCAGTAGTAACAGCCGCCGAAGTCGTGCCGCCAGTTGCAGTACGCGAACCAACGGTAAACTGCTTGATTGACTGCGACATATTGATTTCGTCGTAGCCAAGTACGCCTGTACCCATCATGCCGTTCTTGAACTGCTTGCTGATCGTGTCGGTTGGGTTGAATAGACCCTTCAGACCTTCAACCAAACCAGCGTTAGCGGCTGGGTTAACAGTTGCATAGCGTGGCGACATTACAGCAGCATTTTCGTTGAGCTTCTGCTGTGCAGCAAGAAGAACAGCCGAAGTAGCTGGCGTAGTGCCGGGCGTGCCAACAGTGTTACCAATGGTCAAGAACGAGTTAGCAACGTCAGCGTCGATGCTGGCAGCAAGCTGCGAGATACGTGGCTTGAGAACGCGGTCTGCGAAATCGTCAAGCTGCATCGTCAATTCAGCAGTCGTGAAGTTGACGCCGATGTGCTTCTGGGTGGAAACAGCAAGAGTTGTGAACTGCTCGTTGTCATCCTGTACCTGAAGGGCTGCGCCGTCAGTTACAAGCGCACGGTCTGGAAGACGGATACGCAGGGTTGAGCCAATTTTAGCACCTTCGACAGCAAAGCTATCGTCGTACTGGCGGTTTACGTTACGAGTAAGCACGAGGTTATTCCCT